AAATGTTAAACAATAAAGGAGAAAACAACTATGGCTAATGTAGCTGAAAAATATGGTCTAAGACCAGTAAGAAAGTTAGATGGCTCTCCATTTATTAACGCGCAAAACAGATACAGAATTGCTGCGAATTACGGTACTGCGATTTATCAAGGTGACTTGGTAAAACCTGTTGCAGGTGGCGGAATCGAAAGAGCAGTAGCAAATACTTCTGATCTCGTTGTGGGTGTTTTTAACGGAGTGTTCTACACAGACCCTACTACTCAGAAGCCTACTTGGAAAAACTATTATCCAGGAACTGTTAACGCTAGTGACATTGTCGCTACTGTTATCGATGATCCTAATGTAGTTTATTCAATAGACTCTGATGGAGCGTTTGCGGCAGCAGACATCTTTAAAAACTTTGCAATAACAACAGGCGGCGGTAACGCTTTAACTGGAATCTCTGAAGTTCAAATGGACTACAGTGTATCTGGTTTAACTACAAGTGGAACTGTCCTTCAAGCAATCGATGTGTCACAAAATACTGACAACAGCGATGCTGGAAGCGCGAACGTAGACGTGTTAGTTAGAATTAACAACCACTTCTACAATCAAGGCACAGGCTTATAATAATAGGAGATTATAAATTATGGCTATATCACGATCACAACTAGTTAAAGAACTAGAGCCAGGTTTGAATGCACTATTTGGCCTGGAATACAACAGATACGACAATGAACATGCAGAGATCTTCATGGCGGAATCTTCAGACAGAGCGTTTGAAGAAGAAGTTATGTTATCTGGCTTCGGTACTGCAGCGACTAAAGCTGAAGGTGCTGGAGTTGTCTTTGACCAAGCTACTGAAGCGTATACTTCAAGATACACTCACAATACTGTGGCGTTAGCATTTGCTATCACAGAAGAGGCTATTGAAGATAACTTATACGACAGATTAGCGGGCAGATACACAAGAGCTCTTGCTAGATCAATGGCGCAATCTAAACAAATCACAGCAGCGAATGTATTAAACAACGCGTTTGATACAGGCGGAAGCTACAATGGAGGTGACGGTAAGGCACTTTGTACTACTGACCACCCATTAGCGACTGGTGGAACGTTCAGAAATGAACTTTCAACTGCTTCTGACTTGTCAGAAACATCATTAGAACAAGCGTTAATCGATATCGCAGCGTTCGTAGATGAAAGAGGATTAAAGATCGCTCTACAAGGTAGAAAATTGATTATTCCAAAAGAATTACAATTTACTGCTGAGAGAATCATGAAATCTCCTTTATCTACAACTCCGGGCGGTTCTTCAGCGTTTGCTAAAAATGACATCAATGCAATGATGAACATGGGAATGATTCCAGAAGGTTACAGAGTTAATCACTTCTTAACTGACACTGATGCATTCTTCATCATGACTGATGCGCCTAACGGTTTAAAACACTTTGTAAGATCGCCAATTAAAACAGCGATTGAAGGTGATTTTGACACTGGTAACGTTAGATTCAAAGCTAGAGAAAGATACAGCTTCGGTTGGTCTGACCCTAGAGGAATCTTCGGTTCTCCAGGAGCGTAATAAATTACAGTTTATAGGGGCGTACTTTACGCCCCTATACTTTACCCTTATAATGGAGATACTATGAGTTTTAAAAGTGATATTCAGGCTACAAGATCAACAGCAGGTAACACAGGTACTGCAGTTATTTCACAGCCAATTAGATTAAGAGGAATTATTATTGCTTCAGATAATGTTGGAGCAGGTATATTAGAATTAACAACAACATCAGCTACAGGTGATTCACTTTTTATAGGTGATGTACCACAAGGTGATGTAATTAACTTTTCATTTCCAGAGGACGGAATCCTTTTTCCAAAAGGAATTTTTGTTAAAACAAAAACAAACGTCGCTGCTTATACATTACTAACAGATAAATATTCTGGTCCAGGATTAACTGCTTAGAGGTAAAACATGGATTACTATGCTGATTTAGGTATAGAGATCGATGGCTTCGCTAAAGGCGGTATGCCAGCGAAAAATAAAAAGAACTTTAGGTCTACAAAATCTGGAGCAGGTATGACTGCAGCAGGTGTTCGTGCGTACAGAAGAATGAACCCTGGATCGAAGTTAAAAACAGCTGTTACAGGTAAAGTTAAAAAAGGATCTAAAGCAGCTAAAAGAAGAGCATCTTATTGTAGAAGATCAAGAGGACAAATGAAGATGCATAATATTAATTGCGCTAAAACTCCTGATAAGAGAATATGCGCAGCAAGAAGAAGATGGAAGTGCTAATATGAATTTAATTAGAGATTTAAAAAAACAAATAGAAGATAAAAGAAAGCAAGAGTCTATGGTTGCTCAACTTAGAAAAAGAAGTAAAGAGTCAATTTCTAGACCTAAAGCTGAAAAAAATATCACATCAAACGATCCTAGATTACAAGGCATTTAAATGTTTGATAAATGGTTGTATAATTTCTTTAGTCTTATAGATGAGTTTTTCTCAAAGGTTGAGAAATATGCTGTAGCATTTGTTTCTTGGCTTTGGCAACAAAGACT